CGGTGGGTGCGGATACTTTAGAAAAAAGGAAAAAAATGGCAATTTTAAAAAAAGATGTTTATACCAATGACGCTGGTGACATAAAAGAAACTACTGGAGGACTTCCTAAAGGTTGGGCTAAAGGTAAATTACTTGGTAAAAAAGGACAAGAAGTTTCTGATATGCAAATCAAAGAATGGGGAATTGGTAAAGCTGAAAAAAAAGCAGTAGAACCTAAAGAAAATAAATCAAAGTAGGTTTTAAATGGCACACGACCAATATGCCGATAAAACTGATTTGAAAAATATGATAGGTTTATCTGGTACTTCACAAGATAACAATATTGATAATGCTATAAATGCAGCTTGCAGACAGATCGATAAAATTGTTGGACGAGTATTTTACGAAACAGAAACAACACAAATAAAATATTTTAATCCAGTAAGTCATTTTTATTTGCAAGTACCAGATATATCTAAAACAACAAGTTTAGAAATAAAATTAGATACTAATGATGACGGTTCATATGATACTACATTAGTAGAAAATACAGATTTTTATTTATTACCGCTAAATCCAAAACAAATTGGTGAACAAGCTTCAACTTTATATTATGAACCATATACAGAAATTAGAATATTAGACCAAAAAACAGATGAAAGGTTTGACCCAACAATTATTAAAAATGTAAAAATTACAGCATTTTGGGGTTTTAGTATGGTTCCAGACGCAATTAAACAAGCTACATTATTACAAGCAAGTAGGTTATGGAAAAGAAAAGATAGTCCATTTTCTACATATGGAAATATTGATACAGGAGAACAAGAACTATTTCAAAAGTTTGACCCAGACGCAAGAAATTTGATTATGGGCTATAAAAAAAGAACTTTATAATGGCTAATTTTGATGTTCAAATTACTGGATTTGACAAAGTAAAAAAAAGAATAGAATTAGAAAACTTATCATCTAAACCATTAAGAACATTTTTTCGTACATATGGACAAGCAGTAAAAAGAGAAGCACAATCTATTGCACCAGAAGATACAGGTGCGTTAAAGAGATCGATAAGACAAAAGCAAGTAAAATCATTAGGTAGGTTACCGGGTGGTGTAACTATAAAAGCTCATAGTCCAAAAGCAAGTTTTGTTCATGGTGACCCTAAATATACACCTGGAATAGAAACTGCTAAAGCTGGTGAATTACGATCGAAACCGCATTTTCCACCATTAAAAAAATTAGCTAAATGGGGTCCTATACAAGCTAATCCTGCTTTACTATGGCCTGTTGCATTATCGATTGCAGAAAAAGGAACACCTTTAGTTCCATTTTTGTTTATTGCAGAAAGAAATACTAAAATAGAAAGAAAGCTTATGTTAGAAAAAGCTTCTAAAGATATAGAAAAGCAATATAAATTAAGTAGGTAATATGGCGACTTTAACTCAAATTAGACAGGGTATAGGAACAAATGTGTCTAATAATATAACAAGCATTTCTGTATATAACTACACACCAGATAGAAGTGAACCACCATTATTAATTGTTGGAGTATTAGATAATTTAGAATATGATACAACAATGCAAAGAGGTGCTGATACATATGTTATTCCTTGTAGATTATTAATTGCAAATGTTGACGCACAATTAGCTCAAGAAACATTAGATGGATTTATTGCTTCAAGTGGTTCTAATAGTGTAAAGCAAGCAATTGAAAGTGATGTAACATTGTCAGGTGTCGTAAGTTCTGTTAGAGTTACAGAAGCAAGAGATTACGGAAGCTACACAATGAATAATACAGATTTAATTGGCGTGGATTTTATGGTTGAAGTGGTAGGATAGAATATTATGTTTATAGCAAAAGTTAATTTAAAAATTAAAAATAAAGAAATTGAAGCAGGTGATACAGTGGATCGACCAGCTAAATGGCTTATAGAACAGGGATTAGTGGAAAAAATAGATAAAAGATTTAAAGAAAATAAATTACAAGAAGCTGTAAAAATAGATGATATTGATACAGAATTTGAAGAAGTAGGTGAAGAAGAATAATGGGATATAACAGAAATAAACCAAGCGGTGGAAGAAGAAGACGCAGAAGAAGAACATCAAGTAGGTATTAATTATGGCATTTAAACATGGTAAAGACACAGTTGTATTTTTAGGTAATACAGAATATTCATCTTATATGAATAGTTTAGATTTAAGTAGAACAGCAGATGTAGCTGAGTCAACAGTATTTGGTAAAGACAGTAAAACTTATATTGTTGGACAAAAAGACGGTGTAGCTTCAGCTACTGGTTTTTGGGATAGCACTATGGACGCACAATTAGCAACATTATTAGGTCAAGCTAGTAATTCATTACTTGTAATTGGTACAGGTGGAATTGCAGCAACAGACGGTTGTTCATTTGGAAATATAAGAGAAACTAATTATGGCGAAAGTTCACCTGTTGGTGATATTGTAGCTTTTAGTGTCGATTTTCAATCAGACAACGGTTTATATAATGGATCGATATTAGAAAATGCAACATATACTGCAACTGTATCTGGAACAGCAAGAGATAATACATTATCAACTGCTAATGGTGGTGCAGGTTTTCTAATTGTAAGCTCTGCTAGTGGAACATCACCTACTGCTGATATAAAAATCACGCATTCAGCTGATAATTCTACATATGCAGATTTAGTAACTTTCACTCAAGCAACAAGTGCTACAAGTGAATTAGTTCAAGTAGCAAAAGGAACTACTGTAAATAGATATCTAAAAGTAGAAGCAACTATAGGTGGTACTAACCCAAGTTTTTCTGCTATAATCGGTTTCGGTAGAAATAATTAAAGGAGAAATATATGGCATTTGTTCACGGAAAAGATAGTGTATTTAAAATAGACAATTCTGGTGGCTCTCTAACTGATATTTCTGCTTATGTAAACTCTGTGGATATGCCACAAACAGTTGATGTAGCAGAAACCACAGTTCTTGGGAAAGATAATAAAACCTACATTGTTGGGCTTAAAGACGCAACTATTTCATTAGCTGGTTTATGGGATAGCACAGTTGATGCAATATTTGGTGCAGTTTTAGGTCAATCAGCTACATTATCATTTGAATATAGTCCAGAGGGAACTACTTCAGGAAATATTAAATATACTGGTGAAGCAATATTAACAAGCTATTCAAAAAATAGTCCTGTTGGTGATGTTGTTTCATATTCAGCAGATTTACAAGTTTCTGACGCAGTAACTCGTGGAACTCATTAATAACTGATAGGACACACAAATGAGTAAAAACAGACTTACAATTCACGACTTAAGTAATATTCCTGATGTTCCAACTGAAGAATTGGAAATTGAAGAATGGGGCAAAACTATACTAATACAGGGTATAAGTAAAAAAGTCCAAATTGAATTAGGTAGATTATTAAATGGTGATGAAAAAGACGCATTTGATTATCAAAGAGAATTATTAAAGACTTGTGTAGTTGAACCAGAATTAAATGATGAAACTATAGATTTACTATATGAAAAAGATAGTAGAGTAGTAGATAAAATTTTCTTAGCGATCAACCAATTAAATGGAGTTGGAGGTTCTGCTTCGGCAGACGAATTTCAAGAATAATCCAGACTTATTATTCCAATTTAGATTAGCTAAAGAACTAGGAATGACAGTTGCTGAATTAACTACTAAAATGAGTGCATTGGAGTATGCTCAATGGTTAGAATTTTTCTTATATGAAAAACAAGAAAGAGATAAAGCATTAGCATTAGCCCAAGCAGAAAGAAATAAAGGTAGATAATGGCAATAGCTGATATAGCAATAAATATAGTTACTAAAGGTGCTACTTTAGCTAAAAATCAATTAAACAATTTAGGTCAAGCTAGTGATAAATCAGCTAAATTAATGGCTGGTTTAGGCAAAGTAATGGCAGGTGCTGTTGCAGGAGCTTCAATTGTTTTAACTAAAGTATTAGCAGACGCAACAAGAGAATTTATTGCATTTGATGACGCAATGACACAGTCATTAGCAATAATGAAAACTACTGAAGAACAACAAAGAGCTATGGCAATTGCAGCCAGAGAAGTAGCAACAACTACTAGAATATCAGCTGAACAATCAGCAGAAGCATTCTTTTTCTTAGCTTCAGCAGGTTTAAATGCAGAACAGTCTATATCAGCTTTACCACAAGTTGCAGCCTTTGCACAAGCAGGTATGTTTGATATGGCTACTGCTACTGATTTAGCAACAGACGCACAATCAGCTTTAGGTTTAACTGTTGATGACGCAGGTCAAAACTTATCTAATTTAACAAGAGTTACAGATGTTCTTGTAAAAGCTAATACATTAGCTAACGCAAGTGTTCAACAATTTTCAGAAGCTTTAACTACTAAAGCAGGTGCGGCATTAAAAGTTGTTAATAAAGATATAGAAGAAGGTGTTGCAGTATTAGCTGTTTTTGCCGATCGAGGTGTAAAAGGTGCTGAAGCAGGTGAAAAACTAAACCAAGTTCTTAGAGATATACCAAGAGCAACAGCAAAAAATAAAGAAGAATTTGCCAAGCTTGGATTAGAAATGTTTACGGCAGAGGGCAATATGAAAAATGTTGCTGATATTGTTGAAGAATTAGATAGAGTTCTTGGTCCAATGTCTGATGAAATGAAAGCCGCTACTTTAGACCAATTAGGTTTAAACAGAGGTGTAGCAGACGCAGTAAAAATATTATCAGGTACAACAGAACAAATAAGAGAATATGAAGAAGCATTAAGAGGTGCAGGTGGAACTACTCAAGAAATTGCAGATAAACAATTAGACAGTTTACAAGCACAATTAGATATATTAAATGATAGGTTTATTGAATTAAAGTTAGGAATTATAGAAACTAATGAAGACGGAATATCTGTTCTTATAGATGGATTAGGCAGATTAATAGATAAAACAGGTAATGGAATAACTGCTTTTCAATTATTCTTGAAATCTTTTAAAGAAGTAGAAACACAATTTGGTGGTGTTTTAGGTTTATTAATTAGAACTGTCAAAGTTCAAGATATATATAATCAAAAAGTTGAAGAACAATTTCAAAATACAGATGAACAAAATAGACAATTTGATATATTGCTTTATAATTTACAAAATTTAGACGCAACATTAGGAACTGTAGAAGAACAATATGCAGAACAAGCTAGAACACAAGCTTATGCTTTAAGAGGAAGTATTGAATTTACTGAACAAATACAAGAAGAAAAAGAAGCAGAAGAAGAATTAGCTAAAACAAGAATGGAAAAGTCTATTGGTTCATTAAATAAAGTATTTAGTGCTTATAAAAAAATATTAAATATTCAAGAAAATATTCAAGATTTACAAAAAGATGAAAAAGACGCACTTAAAAATTTAAATAAAGCAAGAGAAAATTTAACACAATCTGAAACCGAAGCAGATAAAGCTTTAGAAGAATTAAATAGACAAAAAGAATTATCTAAACAAGTTACATTAGAAGAACAATTAGCGATCGAAAGACAAAGAGAGTCTGTTAAAAGATTAGAAGAACAAGAAGAAAGAAGTAAATTACAAAACTTAGAATTACAAGTTGCAAAAGAAAGATTAACAGAATTAATTAATGCTTCTACTGAAGCTACAAACGAAGAAGAAAGAGCACAAAGTAATTATCAACAAGCATTAGATAATGTAGCAAGAGAACAAGAAAAAGTTCGTAAAGCTCAAGAAGAATATAGAGAAAGTCAAGAAAATTTAGCTAAAGCTACTGCAAATTCTACTGAAAATTTATTAGCAATGGCTGTTGCTAAAAAAGAATTAGATGACGCAATTGCTGACGCAGAAGCAATTGGAGCTTTAGAAGAAGGCATTAGACAAATGGTACAAAGTGTTGGTGGCGATTTAGAAACATTAAGAAACCAATTTCAATCTATATTCGATCTTAAAGGGAAAAATATATCTAGTTTTACTGGTGGAGGAACACCAAGTGGTGGTGGTAGTGAAACATATGATACAGACGGAAACTTAGAAACTGGTGCTGATACAACTGCTAAAAAATTAGCTAAACCAGATAGATTTGCTTTTACAGCAGGACAACAAGGTGGTGTTACAACTATAACTAATATAAAAGTTGCAGTTGAGGGAGCTTTAACTGATAAACAAAATATTCAAGACGCAGTAGCAATAGCAGTAATTGAAGCACAAAAAAGAGGAACAAAGGTAATTTTATAATGTCTGTTGCGTTTGATAGTAATGTTAATATTACAGTAGAAATAGCATTTGATAGCGAACCATTTGATAATTCACCAACATTTACAGATATATCACAATATGTTCGATCCTTTTCTACTAGACGAGGAAGAAGTAATGAATTAGCAGAATTTGTTGGTGGAAGTTGTGAAATAAACTTATCTAATGCAGATAACAGATTTAATCCTAGTCAAACAACTTATTATTATGATAGTGCTAATTCAAGAACTAAAATACAACCATTAAAAAGAGTTAGAATATCTGCTGAATATAGTTCAAGTACATATAGAATTTTTGAAGGTTTTTTATCATCTATACCAGTAGTTTTTACGGCTGGTGGTGCAGATAGTATAGTCAAATTTACTGCTGATGACGCTTTTAAAATATTTCAATCATCAAATTTAGACGGAATTGGTTGGAGGTTAGGAACTTCTGGTTTTACAGAATTAGGTATATCAACCAGATTATCTTATGTAGATGAAGAAGAATTGACTAGCGAAAGAGCAACAAGAATATTAAATGCTATCGGATATCCAAGTGATCGACGAGATGTTTTAATTGGTAGCAGAAATGTTATAAGTCAAGAAATAACAAGTAATGTTTTAACAGCATTAAGAGATTGTGCTATAGCTGAAAATGGACAATTTTTTATTTCAAAAGACGGAAAAGCAACATTTAGAAATAGGGATTATAGATTATCTAATACAAAAGCAATAAATGTTCAATCAACTTTTTCTAATACAGGTTCAGATTTACCTTATGTGAATGCTTCAACAAGTTTTGATGATAATGAAATAATTAATGTATATGAGTGGACAAGAAAAAACGGAAATACGCAATATGTATCAGACGCAGATAGTGTTATTAGATATAGACCTAAAGAAAATACAAAAACAACTATAAACACAACAGACGCAGATGTTTTATCAATAATCCAACAAAAAGTAGCAGATACAGCTTTACCAATTGTAAGAATTGATAATTTAACAATAAATCCAAAAGATGATACTAATTTATGGTCTCATATATTAGATAGGGAATTTGGCGATCGAATAAAAGTTAAAATACAAGCGCCAGATAGTTCTATTTTTGAAGATGAATTATTTATTGAAAGCATTAATCATACAGTAAATGCAAGTTCGCAAACTTGGTCTTATTCTGCTACACTAAGCCCTGCTGGCTCAAGTGCTTGGATACTTGGTCAAGCTAAATTAGGTGAAGGAACACGATTTGCATATGCATAAAGGAGATTTTTAATGGCTGGAGCAGGTTTTAAAGTTTGGGCAACTGGTGATTTAGTTAATGCTAGTGAATTTAATACTTATATTATGGAGCAGACAGTTATGGTATTCGCTTCATCTAGTGCTCGTGACTCGGCTATAAGTAGTCCAAGCGAGGGAATGTTTGCATTTTTAAAAGATACAAATACATTAACATTTTATGACGGAAGTTCTTGGGGTAGTTTTATTGGTGAGGGGGATATTACTGGAGTTACGGTAACTACAAATACTACTTCTGGCTTAAATGGTGGAGCAACTGCAACAAGTGGTGCTTTTACATCTACATTAGTTTCTGCACCAGATAGAGCAACTTCAGGAACTGTTGCAAGTGCAGATGAAATATTATTTGCAGACGCAGATGACAGTAATGCTTTAAAAAAAACTACAGCAGGTGATATAGCCAACCTAGCAGGTGGTGTATCATTGGGATTAGTATTGGCTTTATCATAAGAAAGGAATAATTTATGGCAGATACATTACACTCAGTTCAAGGTGTATTAGGCACATCAGCAGGTGATATTGTTGACGCAGTACCAAGCTCTACAACAGAAACAGTAATTGGTATTTTAGTATCTAATGTAAGTAGTTCTAGTGCAGATGTTACAATCGATCTAAGTGTTACAAAATCAGGTGGTACTTTAAGACACATTTTAAATGATGTATCACTTCCATTTGGAACAACAATAGAAATACCAACTAAAATTACATTAGAAACAGGCGATAAGTTGCAAGGACTTTGTTCAGCAGCTTCAAGTGCAGAATATAACGTATCATTTCTTAGACAAACCTAAAGGAGTTTTTTATGGCTTACTTAGGTACGCAACCAAATGA